GTCATCCTCGTACAGCAACACGTTAGGATGTCCTGGGATCCACGGCAGTAGCTTGTCGTAGAGCTGTTCTGTGGTGACAACGTCACCCTTGTTGTACTCGGTCATCTTCTCCCAAGCGTCCGGGTCGCCGGACATACACTTGGTCCAAAGATCAAAGCCTTCGTGCTGAACCTTACCGTGGCCGAGATACTTCTGGGCCACGTACTCAAGACTGTTCTTAACCTCTCCGAAAGTCTTGCGGATGACCGTATAGAGGTCAACCTGCTGATACGGGCTCGGAGGCCCTAGACCGGCTTCAAGGAATGCGCTGTTCAATCGTGGGATATCGTACTTCTTACCGTTGTACGTGACAACGACATCAGCATCGTCGATGGCGTACCACAGCCTTTGCAGGCTGTCGCTCTCCTCAGCGGTGCGGTAGCGTTCGGCTCTGCCGAAGCGCACCAAGTCGTCGCCGTGCCACTTCCACGCGAAACATAGAAGGTGACCAGCCTCAACGATCTGGTTTACCGCTGTAGTGTCGTTGCCGTAGAGCTGCCATCGGTACGCCTTCGTAGGCGCCGACTCGATGTCCAGCGTTAGGATCTTCACCTAAACACCTCGGGTTCCGCATTGTCGTTTCTAATGCGCCGCTTGACCCAAGCACGCGCACCCCTTCGGGTGAAACACCAAGTGAGACAAACTGTGTAGGGTTCGTTCTCAGGGAGTCCTGAAAAGACTGCGAAACCACCACTTGAGGGCTTGATATAGTAGCTCACTTGATCCCCAAATTCTTCTCCAGCCGGTCAACGTGGCGCTGTCGGGCTGCCTCGTTCTTCTCCTGTCGAGAAATGACACGGCCTCCGGGGTGGTTCTCCCACATCTCGTGTTCGGCGAAAGACCGAACGTTGTACCAGATGCTATAGCGGGTCTCCCCGTAGCTCTCATACTCAATGTACCAGATGCCAAGGCCGCAAGCCTTAGCGGCTCTCCAGAGGATCAGAACGCTGGCTACCAAACACGCCAAGACTACCATGCGCTTGTGGTCCCCTTCCCGATCGTACGGAGCTCAAGGCTCTCGTAGTTGTCATCCTCACGGTCGAACCAGTTCGCGTTAGCGAGCACCTTGGCAGCCTTGGCTGCCAGGGCTTGACGAGACTCCTCTTCCGTGATAGGCTTCTTCTGCTGAAGCTCTGCAAGCTCCTCAGCGTCTACCGTACGGACAGTCTCGATCATTGGGACACCGTCCCAGCGGTTCTTCTCCAGATCCCAGTCAGCGCGGTCCCAAAGGGCCGAAGCAACTTCCTGAAGCATGTTACAGATCGTGTTGTTCTGCTGACGTGGCTTCACTGTCCACGTGGTGGTCTTATCTCCGTCAGTTACGCGGAGCAGGAGGGAGCCCCCGTCAAGAGGCTCCCAACTGAACTTAGGCTTGGGCATCATGCTCCATCTGCACTAGGTCCCAGGCGATTTCAGCGTAGCCGATATCCGGCTCGCTGAGCCATAGGCGGGCCTGCGCCATCCACTGGTTCTTGTTACCGTGGTAGGCTGCGAAACCATCTCTAGCCCTAGCGTACCACAGTCCCCCTGGACTGTCAAGGGGGAAATCATCCTCAAGCAAGGATGTCATGAAAGTAGTCCTCTCCATACAGGAGGAACGAGCTGTTTACGTCCTCCTTTTCGTCCATCTGCGCGATTTCGACCGAGCGCGGGAAGAGCCCCGACCACGTCGTGGCAAAGCCTGCACCAGCGTTATCTCCATCGGCGAAGACAACAATTCTGTTGAAGTCCTCGAAGAGGCGACGGTAGTGCGGCTTCCAAGTTCCGGATCCCGGAAAACCAACAGTGGGATAGCCCAGTTGACGGAGAATGAGACGGTCCATTTCTCCCTCAGTGACGCAAATTGCGGAGCCCGCGTCGATAAGGTCCTCAACACCATAGATCCGAGAGCGCTGGCCAGTTCGGGTGAGGTACTTACCACATCCCTCTGCCTTGCAATCGTGGTCCCGAATGCATCGGTAACGGAGATCGACAACTCCAGACCGTGTGATGTAGGGGATGCTGAGATAATTACCTGCTGTTGCAAGGTTCGGCCACTCTTCTAGCTGTTCATCGACTACGCCGAGGCGAGCCATATCGGCTGTTTCCTCGGTAATTCCTCGCCCCACCAGATAGTCGGCTGCCGCCTCTAGATTGGCGTGGAACCTCTCCGTCTGGTTCTCCAGCGAGCTCCTTTGCAAGGGCGTAAGCTTCTGCAAAGTCCATACCTCCCTGCCTTACTAGAAGGCCCACGGCGTCCCCACGGACGCCACATTCACCAGACATGCACTTGAAATAGTAGTCGTTGTGCCACGCCGAAGGATTCTCATCGGTGTGGAAGGGGCATCTCATCTTGGACCTGTTGGCGTCCACTCTTGCGTTGAAATGCCCCTCTAGCACGGGAATGATCTTAAAGCGGGCCTCCTGGCCCTCAGGCACTTACAACCTCGTTGACGTGCATGGTAACGTAGGTAGAAGCGTTGTTAAGGTAGCGCAGCCACACACGGTCCTTGTCTCGGGCCACAACCACGTAGCGGAGACCACTCTGCTTGACCATGACGTAGTCGCCCTTCTGAGGGTCGAACTTCTTAGTCAGGATGACCCTGACGTCATACTGGCTGCTGGACAGCCACAGGGTGTCCTTGTCTTCCTGTCGGATGGCCCAATCGCCATCCTCATCGAGCTCAACCATCTCAGGGTTGATAAACTCGTAAATGGACTCATTCATTGTTTTCTCCGCTGATAAAGTCCTCAAGGTACATGACCACAAAGGACTTGCTGATGCTGTGGTTGGGGTTTTTGATCACCAGGATCGGCACTGGCGCGGAATCGAGATTTCTCGCCTTCCGGTAAGCCTCGGACTCTCTTCGGGCTTCGTCGAGCCACGCTCTAAGGTTGAGAGACGACTTTGCATCTCGTCGAGCTTTGAGCTCAGCGACAAATTCTCCTCCACCAAGTACGAGATCACCTTCGTCAAGTGATCCAGCGCGCGCCAAGCGTTCGACAGCAACCGAGGACTCTCGTAGATATCCCATCGTGTCTGTCTCAAACTTGCTTCCAACTCTTCTGGCGTCACTTGTCATAGCTCCTCAAAAATGGCATACTCTGGGGTCACCATCAAGGTGATATAGGTTTCTCCGGTGTAGTCCGACCAACCGTCCCGGTTCTTCACCGGGGCGATGTAGAAGCTCTCACCATCCGTAGCCACGGTCAAGGCCAGTGCAGCCATCTTAGTGATCTTGTTCAGGAAGGACTTCTTCGCCTGAGTCGGGCTCCCATTGGTGCCCGGGTCGTTCTCACTGGTGTGGCAGGCGATGATGATGCAGGAGTTCGTCTCACGAGCAAGCTTGTCAAGGTAGCGGACGATAGACTCGTCCGTACCACTGCCCTCTTCGACGTAATCTACCTTCATCAGAATGTCCACGACTACAAGGTGCGGATACTCGCCCCACAGCTCTTCGAAGGCTTCCATCTCCTCTTCGATCTCCTCAAGAGTCGGAGCGGGAGAGAAGTTCCAGCGGACGTAGTCTAGATCCTCAAGCTGCTCCGCAGCCCATTCGGGATCCTCAATTAGACGTTCACGAACGTCCTTACTGTCCTCCTGGATTCGCCTAGCGATGAACCGTGAGGCGATTGTCGCCTCGTTGGAGTCGTTGCTGATATACAAGGTGGGGACCTTCATTCGGTCCACCAGATCACCAATAAACATGGTCTTCATAGACCCAGGGGTGCCTCCGATAAGGATCGCACCACCACGGTAGAATCGGACGCCGCGAGCGGCGAGTCCTTCGACGATGTCGGGAAGGGGCTCCCCAATGGAGAGCCCCCTAGCTACAGCACGGGCAAGCTTAAAGCTCACTCAGGCTCCTTAGCGACGGTTGTTGCGCTGCTTGTTCTCGAAAACGCTCTTGCACTCTCGGTCAGGGCAGTCCCAACGGATCCACGAGCGCCCATTGGTCTCACCGGTCTCCCGGACCGCGTCACCGTGGTCACAGAAGTACTCTCCGTCTTCGACCTGGACGAGTGGCTTGTTGTCGTCGTTGTAACGACTGTTCGAGCGGTTGTTGGAGCTCTTGTTACCCCAAGAGCTGTTGGAACGACCGGAAGAAGCACGCGGAGTAGGCTTCGCACTGCCACCGTAAGCCTCCTGAAGCTCGCTACCTCGCTCCACGGTCAGCTTGATCAGCTCCTCCCACTCAGGGTCGGAGAAGACGTCCACAGCCTCAGCAACGCTGTTGAAATGGCCCACGATCCAAGCTTCCTTGCCGCTACCTCCCTTAAGGGAGACAGTGATCATGTCACGGTTCGGATCCACAGTGTGGAGGACCAGGGCATCGCCCTCGTCCCCATCCGCCCACACATCTGCTTCGGTGGGCGTGTCGTCAGTCTTCTTGACTGGCACTTTTACTCCTTGTAAAAGGGATTAAGGGAGTCGTACTCCCTGGTCACGGAAGTGTCACCTGACTGTAGGAAGCAAGCGTCTCTGACGCTGCACCTCTCGCAGTTCTTACCACGAACTGGCAGGAACACCTTGTTGCTAACCCCACTGTACCACTGCTGGACGAGTTTGTCAACTGCCTGTAGATCCCAGTTCGAGACGTTCATCTCGTAGTACTCGGCATCCTTGAACATGTAGTTGCTCGCCTGTACGATGTAGGGCTTGTCATGCATGCCTTCCTGAGTGCTCAGGAAGTTCCGGACCAGCACGCTGTAGATGCCGAGCTGCTGGTCACTGTCAGGTCTCGTAGATCCAGACTTCAAGTCCGTGATCTCGATGAACCCAACGTCTTCCCCGTGGTAGACCTTCACACGGTCTACGAAGCCCTTGACTTCGATCCCGGAGGGCAGTACCATGGATACGTCGAGCTCTACCCAACGTAGGTCACCGTCGAGTGCCCACTCTTCACGCTCCCATTGGAGCGCGTAGTCCTGGACCTTCTGATACCAATGATCATAACGCTGCTGATTACGGCCGAAGCCACCAGCAAGCCACTTGCTCTCATCGGGCTCGATGAGTTCGGCCTTGGCAATCTCTTGCTCAAGGGTGTCGATTGCCATGATATCAATGTAGTCCCACATCTCGTTCTTGTCAAGGGCCTCCGTCACTGCGTGAACGGCGGACCCACCAATGAGGTACCACGCGGGTGTGGTAGGGTAGTTCTTGATCTTCTCCAGCTCGAACGCCTTCCCGCATCGCGTGTAGGAGCTGATCGCTGAGTGTGAGGCGTGCATGTTCCAACCGTAGCACGGGAGTGCTCCGTTGTCAAGCGTCATGATATTTCGGACACGTTAGTGTCCTGACTACTTCCACACGGAATCGTTACGACCCCTTGACAACACGCCCTAGCGTGTGTATACTCAACTTAGAACCTAAACATCGACGTAGGAGTCCTGTTGGGACTCCGAGGAGTTACACCACCTGCTCTTGACAACACGGCACAGTCGTGCTAGTGTTGGGGACATGAGATACCTCGCTAACGGCAGTATCCGTGTCCCTGAGGACACAGCGGACCTGGTCGTGATGCTAGAGTGGATCGATCGCCAGCACACGCTGGCGCTTGACACTGAGACCACCGGTCTCGACATCTACTCTGATGATCACCGTATCCGCTTGATCGCGTTGGCTACGCCCAACGAAGCTTGGGTCTTCCCCGCAGAGAGGATGTGGAGTAGCGCTTTCAGAGTAACCGAGCGCTTGCGCGGCAAGCGTTTGATCATGCACAATGCACCATACGACATCCCGGTGCTCGCCAGGCACGGCCTGGCTGACATCGAACGGATGTTTGCACAGACACGTGACACGAAGAATATGGCCCATCAGGTCGATCCTCGTGGACGTGATGAAGGTGGCATCGGCCAGTCGCTAGATGAGCTGGTCAAGCATTACATGCCCGAGTACAGCAAGCTCGGGGATGATCTCAAGGACGAGTTCAAGAGGCTGAAGGACCGGGGAGTCATCCCTAAGTCTACACCCATGTCCATGATGTGGGTCGTGATGCCTCTTGACAACGAAGTCTATAACGTGTATGCTGGTACTGACGCCATGCTCACCGCTCGACTCTTCAAGATCCTCAAGAAGAAGATCGATGTGAACAGTGAGCTCACACAGGCGGACAACAAGACTGCCATGATCGCATCCCTCATGGATGCGAAGGGCTTCCTGCTTGATCGTGAGTACACCACTGAGCTGCGCAACACGCTGCTCAGAGATGAGCAGAAGTGGAAGAATCGTGCATACGAGCACGGTCTTGAGAACATCAACTCGCCCCAGCAAGTTGCAGAGGCACTTGAGCGCATTGGCCTGGTCCCTAAGGAAAAGACCCCCAAGGGCAATCCGAAAGTTGACAAGGTCTTCCTGGGGCAGCACACTGATGTGCCCCTTGTGCAAGCAATCGTAGAAGGAAAGAAGGCTGGCAAGTGGAGAACGACTTGGGTGGAGAAGTTTCTTGGAGCAGCAGACTCCGCTGGAAGAGTTCACCCCTCAACGAATACGCTACGTGCCCGCACTGCGAGGTTTTCGATTACTGGGATTCCAGCGCAGACGCTCCCCTCTTCCGATTCGGTGGTACGTTCGTGCTTTGTAGCGGACACCGGAGAGATCATTGTTGGAGTTGACTATGCCCAGCAGGAGCTAAGGCTCACTGCTGCGTACGCCAAGGATCCACGTATGATCAAGGCGTTCAAGAACGGCGAAGATCTTCACTACATCACGGCTGAGACTGCCTGGCCTGGCCGTGGCATGGAGATGCGCAAGTACGGCAAGGGTGGAAACTTCGGCACCGTCTACGGTGCGAAGGAACGTGCACTTATGGATCAGTTCAACATGACCTATGACCAGGCTCGTAAGGTCATTCAGGCCATCCGCAAGGCGTACCCTGGCATTCAGCGGCTCTCTGACGCGCTAGCGGATGAGGCCACACGCTACGGCTACATCACCACAGACTACGGTCGCAAGCTACCTGTGGACGACCACAGGCTGTATGCAGCTCTGAACTATAAGATTCAGAGCACGGGTCGTGACGTGACTGCTCAGGCCATGCATCGTCTGTACGATGCTGGCTACGTAGACTACATGCGCCTAGCCATCCACGATGAGCTCTTGTTCAGTCTGCCACAGGGTGAGCCGGAGCTAGTTGTAGAGATCGAACGGATCATGTCTACGAGTGTCGGCAGGGTAGAGATCCCTGCTGAAGCCAAGATCGGTGGCCGAGCTTGGGGCTCCCTGTACCCGGGGGGTTGACAAGAAGCCCTGGGTGTGCTACAGTAGTAATACGAGGTGAGGGCGGGGCCTACGGGCCAAGCCCTCCATAGCGGAGTAGGGGAGTTCGGTCGTCCCCGTCAGTCTCATAAACTGAAGATCGTGGGTTCAAATCCCACCTGCCGCTACCAAGTCGGTCAAGCTCATCCGGACGGTCCGGAGGGCGCCTGCAAAGCGCCTAGCCAGCAGTTCAAGTCTGCTGACCGATTTTCGATTCTTAGCTCAGGGGTAGAGCATCCGGTTGAAGCCCGGAATACGGTGGTTCGATTCCATCAGGATCGGCGTAACAGGCAGAGCAATCGCTGCTGACAGGCTCGTTCAGAGCCGGGATGCCAAACCCCGGGGACCTGTCAGACGGCCAGCGACCACAGGGAGTCGGCAACTGTTGGACCAGTCCTAACCGGGCTGGACTGTTTGTGAACTATAGCAACCTGCTAGAGCGACTTCTCAGGTAGGCTCTGCTATACAACTGGATGTGGCCTAGTGGACTAGGGCGCCTGATTTGGGATCAGGAGAACGTGAGTTCGAATCTCACCTTCCGGACAATGTGAACGTAGCTTAATTGGTAAAGCAGCAGTCTCCAAAACTGTTAGATGAAGGTTCGAATCCTTCCGGTCGCGCTTGGTAAGGTCCGCCGATTGGCACCGGCAGCTCCCTGCTAAGGAGTAAGGGTAACACCTTTGCGAGTTCGACTCTCGCTCTTACCGCACTGTTCCTACACAGTCGTCCTGGGTATGACGTTAAACTGCTACATGGAAGCTATGGCTAATGGTGGCCAACTGTCTAGAAAACAGCGAGGGGTAACACCCTAGAGGGTTCGATTCCTTCAGTTTCCGCGCCATCATAGTATAACGGCAATTATTACTGCCTTCCAAGCAGAGGATGTCGGTTCGATTCCGACTGGTGGTTCCGCCTCTATAACATAGTGGTAATGTAGATGACTCTTAATCATCGAAGCTAGGTTCGATTCCTAGTGGGGGCACTTTACCCTTGTAGTTCAACGGACAGAACAGCGCGTTTCTACCGCGTAGGTTGAGGGTTCGAGTCCTTCCAAGGGTGCTAGTTACGACGCTACCTAAGACCCCCCGGTACTGGCTGTGGGTCAAATGTCAGCCCGTCGTAACACAATGGTCTGTAGCCTAACCGGTAAGGCACCATCCTGTTAAGTTGGTGAATGCAGGTTCGAATCCTGCCAGATCAGCAATGCTTCAGTAACCCAATATGGTAGAGGTGCCGACCTCAAGAGTCGGAAGATGTGA